TACCCATTTTTCCTGTGTCTTGGACCTGGCGGAAATTTTTACATCAATTCAGAACTAAAAAGTATAGATTCTGAAATTTCTAATAAATTTGACACTGATATAGTATTATTCGGATATCTAAGAAAGAATGAGATAGAAAATGTAAATGAATTTCACATAATTGATTTAGTTTATTATGAAGAATCTTATACATCAGTTCCATTTAATAGAAGAAATCAAACGATATCAGAGTTACAAAATTCTACATTAAATAGCATCTCAGATGAAATTATTGCCTTCCCTGATTTTTTTACGGATGTAATAGAAGGTAGTAATTATTTTACATCTGAAAATAAAATGAACACATTGATATTTATAAATGAGAGTATATGTGATTACATAACGTGGGGTGAAAAAGACATTACCGACGACATAATTGAACTTCAAGTATTAGAACTTACAAAAGGTTCAATTATTAAATTCGGACACAGTAACGTGTCTTTCCCCGAAGGGTTAAATTTTCTTAATAAATATGAATTTACAAAAAGAGAAATTCCAGATAAATTACTACGAGGTGATTATGTTAAAGTTAAAATTAACAGGGATTCCTCTGGAAATATTGTTCCTAAACGCAAGATAAGTATATTGGGTAAAACAGAGAGAAAAGAAATGTATGACACGGTTTTAAATATTTTGTACACTAAATTCAGACCGCTTGATATATCACTTTTCAGCGACCCTGATGAATGGTACATTTCTCAGGACAATACATTAGTAAATTCTGGAACTGTTTTAAAACTTTCAAATGCTGAGTAGATGTGTTAAAAATTTAAACAATTCATTAACATTGATATTATCATTGATGAATTCAATTTCTATTTGAAACTTTTCATCAATGTTATCATTATTTTTGAACATTCTAGTTTCTGGAGAGTATTGAACTGATGTTATAGCTGTAAAATCTACTCTAAATAATGAATTTGGTTCAGTGAAAGAAATGCGGTATTTTCTTTTTGTATCACCGGTGGTGTTAGATTTCATTACTCGCGTTTCAGTAGACAAAGAAAATCGAGTATCAAAAGACAACACATTAGCAATTTCAATGTCTACATTTGATAATCTATTCTTGATCACACTTTCATATTGCATAAATTTTCCAAAGTCATATGAATATATGTAGCGTGTTCTGATACCTTGATCGTAGATGTCTATAAAATCTGAGATTTCCTTCTTAAATCCAAATCTTTCGATTACATTTAAAATTTTTTCAAAATCTGTTCTTGATAAAATGGGATTGAAAAAAGTTTTTCCCGTTTTATTTATTTTACCAAGTCTCATTTCGACTTCAATGTCTTTTGTCGTGTTTACATTTTTAATCATCTCCTCAATTTTAAAGATGTCTTGTTGATTTAATAGTTTAACATTTTCTGAGGCGGCTATACATTTAAACAATTTAGCCTTTGAAGAATGTTCGAGTATAATACGATAAGCTTTTTCATTGTCTGGATTGAGAAAAGCGATAATGTTGTCTACATTTACCGGATTTTTAAAGCTTCGCATAACATTCAAGACAGTTCTTATAGCATTTGGTCTTGTTTTATCTGTTCTTGGGTTTCTCCACTTAAAATCTGCTGAAAATTCATGTACGGATCCAGATTTTACAGATGCTGGAACATTTACAACAATGGGTCTACCGCGATCTTGAAAAATTTCCGGATTATTTCCCTTTAAAACCTGGACGTTAGCGGTTGTATCCGTAATTTTAACTATTTTTAAATCAACTGTCTGTTCCGCGGGAGGTTTCCATTTGTATTGTCCGGTAAGTAGATTATTCCAATTTCCAATTGTATACAATGTATCCGCGGCGGTAAAAATTAGACCGTCTAGTTCTAATTTACCCCTAAATTTGTCCGCATTTTGCTTTATATCAGCGATGTAATCATAATAATTTTTGCGATGTTGTTTCAGTTGTGTCTGAAGCCATCCAGAACCTACTGCATTGTATAGTGGTAACGTAGCAGACAATAGACTATCAAGAAAATAAATTGGCTTGAGCTCAATATTAAAGGCATCTACAGATTTAAAAGCATTTGGTAATAGTGGTTCTCCTTTGTTAAATTGAGTCAAATTTGGATCTATCATTTTAGCAAGAATGTCATATCTTGATATATAAGGCCAAGGTTCACTACGACGCCTATTGTCCTCTGGAACCATCATAGAAAATGATTGTCCGACTACTTTTTTACCGTCAGAGTCAATATAGATTTTTTCAGGTCCAAATAAAATGTCGAATATCATAAAAGAAACCCCCCTTCTTTTTACAGGGTCCAGTTCTCTATGAGGTTTACCATTGATGTCAAAAAATACTAATTCTCCATCTAAAAGCATTTCAGGAGTATTTACATCCGGTAAAATTAAATTTGATATAACATTTAATTTCATGTTGCGATCTACAAAACACACCTTTCTTTGTTTTATATTCGCTACACCAGTGTCAGGACCGATGTACATAAGATATCTTGTTCCATCAACTTTCTGAGTAACAGTATATTTTGATCTACCATTTGGACCCTTGATCATTAAATTTGGCATGTCTGTTTTCTCTAAGGTAATAGGCATTCCTCCAATAAATTTGGACATATCAAAGTTTTCATTTTTAGATAGAAAGTTTTTAACAAGTTTATTGAATTGTTCTTCTACCTTGGGATCTTTAAATGGTTCCATTGATGGGTATGTATTAATTATACATTACATTATCTTTTTAATATTAATTATTTTTTGCAATAAAGCATCAGTAAAATTAATAATATTGTGAATACAAAACCTTGATGTTGTCTAAATTCGGCACCTGATTTACATAAAAGATATGCTTTATACCACCCTTGTTTACTTTCTCTAAGACCCTGAATCTTAGCAGCAAGTCTATGAGCCCACAGAGGAGCCCCTTCCCAAGTTTGAAAGTTTTCAGTCTCTGCTAAAACCTGTATAATCAGAGGTTCATGATACACTAATACATTTTTGGGAGAAAAATAAACACCGTCGACATGACCATTGAATTTTTTACTTAACATATCTTTTTGAATTTCAGTTCTAGTTTTTTTAGAAAGTATATGAGCTTGTGCGAATGCCATGGGGTCTGTGTGGTAAAATAATTCATTAATTTTAGTAAAAAACCCGAGCGAACCCATTGATATAATACTAAAATCATTGGAACCGATATACCCGTCTATTTTTTTATAATGCGTCGGATTATAATTTAGAACTTCTGCGTCGTCTTCGAGAATTATAACATTACCATAGTTTTTAGAATACTCAAATGCTGTATAATACGCATGCGTTACATCTTCTGTAGTTCTTTTGATAGTATCGGGTTTTTTACAAGCTTTGTATCCTTTGTTTATTTGGAATATAGTTTTTTTTGATAAATTTAAAAGGAGAGGGTCTTTTTTAAACCTATCTTTATCTTTCATTGTTAAAACAATTGTTAAATCTACATTTTTGAAAAGCGGATTTTGACTTTCAGCAATATTTTCATATGAATAACAATTAGTCATTTATTTATATGAAATTATTTTTAAATTTAATTATTATTTATCTCATTTCTGGAGGAATGTAAGGATATCCAAGAAAATCAAAGATGTCTCGCTCTGTTTCTGGAAATTCTTTTTCTATAATAGTCAGGTACTCAGTTTGGGTCACTTTTGGACCAGTGGGGGACTTTTTAGTTAAGTTCTGTTCATTCAGTGAATAGCCTTTATCAAGAGCAAATTTTCTCATTTTCACATTAAATTCTTTAGAACCTGTTGTGAAAAGTATAGCAAATGGAAATGTTTCTCTAGGATGATAAAAGATGTCGAGGTGACGGTAGTATTCATCAATACGGGCAACAGCCATTATCTTAGTGGGACCTTTCGCAAGTGTATTAGTTTTTTCTATTACACCCCTTTTAACTAAATTGTTATAAAATGTATTCATTACTCTTGAATTTTTAACATCGGTTGTAATTAAGGCGTCAATGTCTCCAGAGTCGGGAGTTTTCCTACGATAAGAACCGGCAAGTATAAGTTCACCTGTTGTACCTAATTCAGTCATTGTCTCTTTAAAAATTTCTATTAGTTTTTCATTCCAAGCGTCCATTTCCTTGCGAGGAATTCTGCGCATCAAGTCTTCATAATGTTTTAGACCAATTGCTTGTTTTTCATTTAGGATGTCTTTATTCACTGAATAAATATACCTTAGTTCTTCAACTGTAGTAATTTCCTCTGCGTCGTATATTTTTGCTGCTGTACTTGGTCCAATATTTGGAACTTTGGTAAGATTTTCAATGGCAAGAGATCTCTGGTCTTGTTCCGTAAGAGATATCCCATCAGTTTGTCCTGTTTTTAGAATGCTGTCTATCTTCTGTAGGATAGAGCTTTTCCATGTTCCATTCTTAGCTTTAAAGTTTTCTTCACCCGCTAATTTCATATCTCCTTCTCTCAGAACCCTGATGTAGTCTTCTACTGAATTTAGGTTCATAGTATCCTTTAAAATTTCATTAGCCTGATTATAACTTTTAACTTTGAAAGTCCAATTTGCTTCTTTTTCAGAAACTATTTTCGCAATTATTTTAGACAAAATCTTTTTAACATCTTTAACAGGCACAATAATTTTTTTCTGAATATGTATGTCATCGCGAATTCCTCTATAAACTGGATGACGCGGTACACCTTCCTTGGTCATCTCCATATAACTGAATGAGATTACACTTCCTAATGGCATAAATTCTGCTGAATTTGGATTATTATAATTTTCTCTCTGTGCGTCATTTAAACCTGTTCCTATCTGTGTGAAAATACCATTTGGTTTACCATCTATCATTAATTCGCATTTCAGGGAACCAAGCATACCTGTGTATTTTCCATCCCCTGGAATATATTCTCGGAGTATACACTCGGAGTCTTCTTTGATTTTATACTTAAGCATGTATTTACTTCTTTTAGTCTGGTAGGGCGAACCTGAAGCTCTTAGCATGATACCTTCTGCTCCCTCCGAGGTCAATTTAGTATACAAATTCACAAGTTGTTCCATTGTTTTAATTTTAACTTGTCCCGTGAACTGAAGAGGAAATAATTTTTTACTGGGATATGCTAATTTATTCCAACATACTTTGCGATCTTTTATAACAGTTTGTAGAAAAGCCATTCTTCTTTCAAATGGTCGAGGATCGTTGGGAATATCAAACACTTTGAAAACGACGGGCGGATCAGTGTCTCCAGCCCAAATGTTCTCAATTTGTTCCGTTGTGTAACTCTTACCTGGTTTAATTGTAGAAAGTCTGCTTGTTTTTTGAAAAAGACCTCTACCGATCCATATTTCTCCATCTAGTGGTATACCAGGTGGTAGCGTATTTTTAAACCATTCCGGTACATAAGTGTAAACTTTTGGTTTACCGACGCCTGAACCACGTGATATAATTTTCTCTCCATCCCATAATGCCCGAATGCCGTCCCATTTTTCAGATGCCCACCAACCAATTGGCGGCGCCGATATATTCAGCTTTTTAGACGTCTCATCTGTTAGTTTTATAATATCCCCAGATTTGCTATCATATAAATTCTGCGCTGTCATGACTTTTAAATTGTTGACATACATTTTGTCATCGGTTGTAGAAATTACTTGAGTTTCTGGATAAACAGCTTTGTAAACTCCAGCACAAACGTTCTTCTCTTTGTATTTTACAAAATCTTCAAAAGTATCAAAACCGGATCTGAGTGCTAAATTTGTAAGACACTCTTTCAGTTTCTCAACCTGCATATTATACAGTTTATAATATATTTATTTAAATGTATTAAGAAATGTATTTTTTTGCAATTAATTAGCATCCATTTGTTCCGTGATTATTTTAATATCTGGTACATCGACTTCATCTTTAAGATTTGAAATTATTTCTTCCTGTGATGGTCTACGAGAATATTTATTTTGAAATGCGCCTACAAAACCAGATACCTTTGAAATTTTTTCATCGTATATCTGTTTTTCAGTGATTAATTTTTCAATTTTATTTTTCTCAAAGATGTCAATTTCGGAAGGTTTTTCAGAGCGTTTATATACTACATCTTTTAAAGAATTAATTTCGTTGAAAAGCTCTGGTTTAATAAGTTTATTAAAATTTTTATTTTTACGGAGAACGTCGTTTTTGTCTATTCCAGTCGTTAATTGTTTTCTAAACATATCTACAATACCTTTGTCTATACCAGGACAAGTTTCCATGAGTCTGTCAAATTCATCACGTGATGTTTTCATAAAATAATTAACATCAGGTCTCTCTTCGGGTGCTTTAATTAATTCTATACGTAAACTTCTGTGAAATTTATCCCATGCTACACTTGCTGTCCTGTGACTTTCTGTAAGTTCATTTAACTTTAAAAATTGTCCTACAGTTGTTATAATTCCTGCTAATATATTAACACTTCCTATTATAACAGAACAAATGTCTTGATATTCTTCAGGTACTCTTTCTAATGCAAAATTGGCAGTGCCAGTTAAAGTAGACATTATAATAACAGGAATTGTAAACATATTTCTTTTACCCGAATACTTTAGATAAGATTTATCATGTAACCATTTGTAACATGCAGCTTTATCCGCCCAATCTACAAAAATGGAATCGTGGTGAGGCTCCCAGATTACTTCTCTATAAGTTTCACTTGCTGACATTTATAAAATGTAAAATAATTTATTTAGTAATTAATAACTTAAAATGTCAGGTGAAGACTTTATTAAAATTGAAGATTATAAGAACGACATTACTAGGATAATAGAAGAAATAGATGATAAATGTATACAATTAGACTCGATCTATAAAAGATACATCAAACAGACAGAGATAAGCTCAGAATTTACAATGTCTTTAGACACTTTATTTTTTCAAATTTCTTTGACTAAAAGAGATGCTCATAATTATACAGAGTTATTTAATCTCTTTTTGTATCAGATGTATGGACAATATTACAAACTTTTAATGAAGATGATTGGTAATTACAGTGATAATTTATCTATTATAGAAAATGTATCTAATTTAGAATTTTCGGCATTTGATGATATCAATTATAAGATGTATCCATTTGAAGAAACTGCTAAAATTCATGATACAATAATAAATATAATAACATCTGTCAAGTCATTCATATCAAAAAGTGAATATGAAATAGAAGATGACACTGTAAGAGTTAATAAAGGTATAGGTATAGACAATTTAGTTTTTGAAAAAAAACACTACGTAGACATTCTGACGAATAAAAATAAACTCCATAATGAGATGTTGAATAAATTGTATAAATACCAGAAGAAAACTCTTTCAAGGATAATGTTAAAATTAAAACTGCTGTATTTTCAGATAGTATCTGACATACAGTTCGAAAGTTTTAATTACTCTACCAGAGAATCTATAACAAATACTCTCGATAACAAACTTAAAAATGTAGCTCATAGGCAAAATTTTGAAGATTTGTTAATGGAAGAATTTAAAGACACGCAAGGAACTGGTAGATTTTCGACAGTAGTTAAATTTTTTAATAGATTTTGTATTTACACTTGACCACTTACTTTATCGTAAGACTTAATAGTATTTGGAACAAGGCTTGTAATTAGATCTTTCATTGCATCAGAGTACTCTTTAATTTCAGATTGCGCATTGTAAGCAGATCTAAGACGAATAAAATTAAGAAGATTATGAAGATCAATACTCCAATAAAATTCTGTATACATATTTTGTGGTAGCCCAATTCGGGCCATTTCACGGGATACACCTTTATCAACGAGAAGTTTGTAAATATTATATTGCTTCATAGAATTACTCATATAATTCTGAAAGAGTTCATTTGTGTTTTTACATTCAATTTTATTACCAGACATCTGTTTATTCATTTTGCCTTGGTCGTAGATCTCCTTTGGATAATAAAATTCCGGATTGATAACTGAATACCTTCCAGAAATTTCGTTTACATTTGCCATACGATGCCGAATCCACTGCCTTTGGACAAAAATAGGAGCTTTTACGTGAAATTTAAACTTTACCATCTCAAAAGGGCTTGTGTGTTTATGACGAACTAAAAAATCAATTAACTTGGTGTCTTTTTCGGCCGTCTTTATGCCTTCATTGAGAGACACCCTTGCCGCTTGGACGATAGCATGATCACACATCAAAGACTTACAACCTTCTGGAATTACTCGCGGCATAACGTCAACAATCTTAACAAAGCCGGCATTTCCAATAAAACTAATTTTATTAGAAAGATTAATAACTCGATGACTGGTGCTAAATAGAGACATAATTGTGTAACGATACATTTTGTATGTTCTTAAATAGATTTAAAAAGATACAACATCTACAATTACACATTGTATGACACTTTTTATTACGGTTAATCCTGAAAATGACTACTTTTGGAAAAATCATCCAACATATGAAAAGGCGCGGCGAAACGAAGATACTGGTCTTGATATTCCTATGCAAAAGTCGGAAATTGTACCGACTGGTGCTAAATCACATAAAATTAATCTAAAATTCAAGGGAGAACAAAATAAAGGATATATGCTTGTACCAAGAAGTTCTATTTCCAAGACAAATGTACGCTTGGCTAATTCAATTGGAATCATTGATAAGAAGTATCGCGGAGATGTAATGGTAGTAGTTGATAACATTGGAGACACAGATGTTCTTCTTCAAGAAGGTTGCTGTTATTTTCAGATTGTAGCATTTGACGGGGTTCTTCCTAAGTTTCAAATTTCTGAAGTAGATACTGATACCTCGAGAGGCGGCGGCGGATTTGGCAGTACAGGCGCTCATTAAAAATTTTACATTTATAAAGAGATAATTTATTAGATAATAAAACATGTCTATTAAAAGAGTTAATAAGGAAATAGAAAAAATAAATACATTTGATTGTAATGAACATGTTAGAACATTTTTTGATAAATTAAAATTTTATATAATTTTTGATGAAGTAAATATCCTACATATTGAAATGAATAATAAAATTTTATTAAGACTTATGATTCCAGAGAATTATCCATTTAAACCTTATAAAATTTACTACCACGATCTAGCAAATAATTATGACATGTATTTGTCTAAAATAAATATCAATAAAAAATTTGATCCGAAAGTTTTATATTTCTTCTATATATGTATGTATGGGGCAAAAGCTAAGTTTTTAAAATTGAACGATAATGAATGTTATTGCTGTAATAGTTTTACATGTTATACTAATTGGTCTCCAGCCTTAACTGTAACAAATGTACTTCTAGAATACAACGAAGTTGCTTTTATTAAAAAATATTCTAATTGGTATAATTATATATATCTAGAGAACATACACTCTTCTTTAAATCATTTCAATAAACTACCAGATGATATAATTGAAATTATATTTGAAAATCTTATATAAACTTTTTAGAACATTTCAAGTGTATTTTTGGAAGCTATTTGTTCTGATTCTTTCTTTGTACACCCAACACCCGTACAATATCGTGTACCGTTTATTACCACTACACTCGTGAAAGTTTTCTTATGCCCCGGTCCAGATGTAGAAATCAATTCATATTCTGGATTAATTTGAAGCATCTTTTGGCATTTTCTAAGTAAAATGTCTTTATAATTATTATCTTCGTGAATTTCATCAAAATCTATAAATTTAAGAACGCAATTAAGTACAAAATGTTCTACATATTTATATCCTAAATCTAAATGTATAGAACATAAAAATGCTTCAAATATGTCTTCAAGAATACGATCATTTTTTCGCCCATTAATCTTTTCTACATTTTGACTGATAACTAAAAATTGATCTAGATTTAACATTTTAGTAAAATATGCCAATGTTTTACCATTAACCAATTTGGTTTTAATTTTTGTTAAAAACCCTTCTTCTTCATTTGGATACTTACGGAATAGAAAATCTGCGATAATAAGATTTAGGACAGAATCTCCTAAAAATTCAAATCGCTCATAAGAATTTTTCAGTTCTGTATCGCTTAAAAACCTAAGTACACTCTTATGAATAAAAGCTTTCTGGTAGGTTAAAACATTAATAGGATTATATCCTGTAATTCTAGTAATGTCTTCACGGGTGATAGCTTTATTCTGTTCATTAAAACCAACGAAGTTAAAAGTAGTCATATTGTATATTTAAATATGTTATTTATTTAAGTTAATTATTTTTTTACAATTTTTCAAATACATATTCGTTTGTTTTACACTCGTCTAATACTTTTATAATGTCTATTATTTTAAGTAAACTAGAATGAGAAATGTAAGTATCAGGGGTTGAATTACAATGTAGTTTTAATATAAAACTATATATATCTCCATTCGATATACTATATTGATGTTCAAGTTGAAATGTATGATACTTCCTTAGGAAATGTAGTTCTTTTTTGATGTAATCATCCGAAACATAAATTTCCTGGGATTTTTTACTCTCAGCAGTTACAATAAGATCGTATGGACTGTTTTTAATCTTGTAAATGATAGTATCTATTACTTTATAAGGACAAATATTAAATTTTTCATAATTGCTTTCATCTTTATTTTCCCATTTTGGATTAGAATTAAGTAAATTAAGTATACTTGTGTATTTTTCTTTTTGGAAGAGGTGCTTTTCAAATCCAAATTCATCTGTGTACTTACCCAGTGTAAATGTTAAATTTGCGACTGACTTATAGCGCTTAATAAAGTCGGCAACGTGTTCAATTATATTTTCCATGATTAAATGTACATCTTTTATTTCTTTTAGTTATTTTATTTAAACGCACAGGGTAAACATACTTAAAGAAAAACGTTATATTAATTTATAATAAAAGAAAATGGCCGATTCACAGGAAACTGTTTCTCCAATGACAACTCACGAAAAGTTCGATCTTCTAATTAAGGATTTCTCTACTCTCATGGAGACCACAAAGAGTCTTAGTGCGCGCATGAAGGTTCTACAGAAGGAGGTAAACAAGGGTAAGCGCGCGCGCAAGCCACCTCAAGAAGTTGATCCAGATGCTCCTCCAAAGATATCCGCTCTTCAAAAGCCTGTAGCCATCTCCAATGAATTGTGTAAGTTTCTAGGTTTTGAACCCGATACGGAGCACTCGCGCCGAGATGTTAGCCAGGGTATTAATGATTACATTAAGAAGCACGAACTACAGGATCCATCCAACCGTCGTTTCATGCTTCTAACTGAGAAGCCCGAGGGTCTAGCACTTAAGGCTCTACTTCGCGATCCAGATCAGCCCGTTACATTTTTCAATCTTCAGCGTTACCTCAAGCCTCATTTCCCAATGTCCATGAAGGACAAGAAGGCTCTTGAGGATGCTCCCGATCCAGTAACTGATACTAAGCCTAAGTCCGCGCGCAAGAAGCCTCCTCCAGTTGATGTTGTTCCAGACGCAGCCGTAGTGAAAGACGACCCAAAGGAAGAACCCCCAAAGGCTCCACCAAAGAAGCGCGTTGTTCGCAATCCAAAGAGCGCTTAATTAAAAAGAAAATTTGTAAAAAACATTTAGGAAAAAAATTAAATTACATAATGTATATGTATTACATTTTAAATGAACCTAAAATGGGACATAAAAAAGCATTGGTCTACGCTAATAAATACATTAATAATATAGATATCAAAACGCCTTATCCAGACATTAAAATAGTTAAATTTTACGCACCATTATTCATTGGTAATGTACCAGATGATTTTACTTTTTAAAACACCAAAGAGCCCGCGTGGCGCAATTGGATAGCGCGCAAGACTTCTAATCTTGAGGTTCGGGGTTCGATCCCCCGCGTGGGCTCTTTGTTGTTAAATAATTTTAATTTATTTTTATCTCATACAGGCAAAACCATTTTTACAATACCACTTATTAGCACCTGAAAATTCAAAAGCAAGGTGACCAAGAACGCCGGCTACAAAAAGAGTAATTTCCATAGCATAAAATTTATTCCAATTTTTACATTCCTCTGGAAGATCTACTTTAAAAAATGGACCTACGAAAAATGCCGCGACATTTCCAAATATTACAAATGCTATACCGACAACAATCGCTTCATAGATTAATTGCATCATATTTACAATTACAAAATAAAATAATTAATTATAAATAAGTATGTCAAAGCAATTGACCGCATTGTTATTACAGAAGAGTATATCTGATAAAACCCGTGACGAACAAAAAAAATTTCTTTTAGAATGTCTTAAGAAACAGGGAATAATCACAGAACCTGTCGTAGATTTACAAGAAGACAGTAAACTACCAGACATCTGTGAATTATGTAATTCAAGTGACATAATATATTCAAATCATGAAAAAATTTGTAATAAATGTGGAATAGCAAAATCGGACTTAAATATTAATCCATATAAAACATTTAAACAAGACATAAATTTTTCCACTGGTACTTTCATAGAACCCGGGACACTGACTATAAATGTAATGAAAGATGGTAAAATGGTCTCTAGAGACCTTTCCAAAGTTAACACTTGGTTGTCAACTGACTCAGAAGACCAAAGAATAGCGAATGGTATAAAAAATTTAAATGAAGTTTTAGACAAGTTAAGAGTTTATTACAACCCAATTTTATTTGAAAGAGTTGAGAAAGAAATTATTTCAATGTGGTACAATGTACTCGTTTCAAATAAAACACTAATGGGAAAAGAAAGAAAAGCACTTTTAGCATGGGTGATTTATTACCCAATGGTATTTAATAATTTTAATATATCCATTCAACGTATATCAAGTATTACAGGTACAATTATCCCCGATATATACTATTATAACTTCAGATTAAAGGATATTTTCAGGGGAACATCATTCGAAAAGTACGTTTCTGTACCCATTGGATCTAATAGCGACATCGCTCTTCCTCAAAAAATTCAAGATAAAATTAAAATAGTTAAACGTGATATGAAAGATTACCTAAAAGATCCTCTAAAGGATAAACAGTTGTATGGTTTAATCTATTTTATTTCAAAAAATACGGGCAAGTTTTTTACTTTAGCAAATTTAGCGACTAAGAGTGAAAAAAGTACAGTAACCATTCTTAACGAAAGTAAAAAATACGACAAATTTTATCAAACAAATCCAGTACTCCGACAAAAATTATTTGGCTAAATGTACATTCTATTGTAAATATTATCATAAACATTTTTAACAAAGTTAATATCAAATGAAGAGTGTCCCAATTCATTAATAAGATCAATTAAAAATGAAATATGCCACTCTGGATAATCTTTATTATTTTTATTAGATGTAGTTGTTTCAATTACATTAAGAATTTCTTGACTGGACAAATTGTTGATACATGTAAATTCAGGTTCCTTTGAAATAAATTCTTTAAAATTAGAAATAACATTCCACTTTCGTTCTTGTTCGAGAAGTTCTAGCGTTTCAAGATCATTCTCAGCGCGCTCATCAAGTGTATATTCTTCAATTGTATTCATGGTGTATAATGTACTATTGTATTTAATTTTTAAGTAAATTATTTTTCTGTAAAAATAGAGTGTATGTAATCGCATATTTCAGGAATGTCTTCACAGTGTTTTTTATTTCTTTCAGTAATTTGTATTTCATTTCCAAAAAACCTAAGAAGATCGTAACAATTTTTTTGAAAGTTTGGATTGTAAATCTTATCTTTTGAAGAAATAAGAATGTTAAATTTTTGTTTTATAAAAAAGATGTCAGAAATGTAGTCAGATAAAAATATTGTATCTATACAAATTATACCACCTAATTTAATTTTTAGACTTAATGCTGTATTGATACATACTGTACCTCCCTGTGAAATTCCTACTATGTATAACTTTTCGCTTGGGATATATCTTAGTTCACGTTTTATAATCATCTTGAGATACCTACAGGAACATTTAAATTGAGTGTAATTTATTTTATCGTGTCGGTGATGATTATCTCTTTGTGTGTAATAATTGTACCACTTTGTACCTTTTCCTTCTAAAATTATCCACTTTATAAAATCACAATTAACAATTTTAATCATATATTCAATTTCTAAAGTTTCTTGATAAAGTCCGTGTAAAATTATAACCGTAAATACGTGATTACCAGAACATGGAATTATCTTCATGAACTTATGTAATAGTAATATATATCATTATTATCAATATTTATTATTTCAATCTCAAAATTGTCTTTCAGGTTATAAATGATACCTTTTTCCATTAGTATATTTTCGTCATTGTACTTCAATATTATATTGTTATTTTCTTTTATAAGTATCTTTCCAGCATAATGTAACACATTTGTATCTGTTTTTACTAGATATTCGTTAAATTTTACATCATTTTCATCTATATTTTCATTATCATTTTCAGGTATTTTTTCATTTTCATCAATTTTATTTTTTTCAGGTATTAAATTGTAAATTTCTAATAATGTAATGACAAGTACAATTAGTAAAATGGCGTACATTTAAATTTAAAAGTGTATTTTTTTTACAAAATTTTAACTAACTTAAAGAGAAAAAATAGATATAATTATCAACAGATACACAATGGCCAGCAACAGCATTCTACTCGCTCACGAATTTGACAAGGATCAGGTTACTTTCTTGCCGCCAAGGCAGAATAAGCTAGGAGGACAGAGCGTTCTTGTAAATTACAACAACGGCGATAATACTGGTCCTTTTTTCCTTCAAACTTGTCGGGTACGAGTTCCCTTTGGTATCGACAGTTCTAAGCCAGAGAATGGTCCAGTAAAGTACCACATTTCTCTGTCTTTGGCTAACGCAGATACTCAGAACGAGCAACTACACAAGCTTACTAATAATATTCGCGCTATTGACGATGCTGCTAAGGAAATGCCTGTTAAGAGTGATGCCTGGTTCGGTAAGAAGCTTAGCAGTGAACTTGTAAATGAATTTTATAAGTCTGCCGAGAAGTTTCCAAAGGATTCGAAGTGGCCTTCTAATCTTAAGGTGAAGCTTCCATTTGACGCTAAGAAGGGAGAGGCACAGTTTAAGCTTTACGATGATAAGAAGAAGGAGATTAACATTCTAGATGAAAACGGTGAGCTTAACAGTGATGCCATTCCTCGTGGTTGTGAGGCTGTATGCCTTATTCAGACTACTGGAGTGTGGTTTGTAGGCAAGACGCAGTTTGGTGTAGGATACAAGCTAGTACAGGCAAAGATTTATAAGAGCAACAAGCTATCTGGATACTCTATTGTAGACTCCGAAGATGAAGAGGAAGAAGAGGTTGATGTTACCGAGGAGTAAATAAATACACTTAAAGAAATAAAACATTTACAATTACATTTTACAATGGACGGTGTAGATCACGTGATGTATGTAAAAGAAATTATGGAAAACCCAGAAAAACTAAAAGAACTTCTTGAAGCGGATAAAGCACTTGCTAATATGATTTACGATATGATTAAGAAAAAGTCTTAAAAAATACAAAAAACGTATTTTAATTAATACACTCCTCCATAGCTCAGTTGGTTAGAGCGTGCGGCTGTTAACCGCAAGGTCTTCGGTTCGATCCCGAATGGAGGAGTATATTAATTTTACTTTCCGTTGTAGTCTAGTGGTTAGGACTTGTGGCTTTCACCCACACAACCTGGGTTCAATTCCCAGCAACGGAAAATAAAATTACATTGTAATCAAGCTTTCGTGGTCTAGAGGTTATGACCGTGGACTTTGAATCCACTAACCCCGGTTCGATCCCGGGCGAAAGCTTAATTCCAATCATTTCCAAGGTACAAATGTATCGTTCATTAATTTATGCCTTACTTCATGACTAATTTCAAAAGGACATTCGTGTTCTAATCTTTCACATATGTATTTATTGTACTTCATATGACCACCCTCGTGATTTCTTCTGTATGTATTAATTTTAGAGATGCCCAATTTATTTGGCATAAACATTAGATTGTAACCCATGTCTACATCGTATCCCTTTAAATTTGCTTTAGATCTCCATTCCAATGGTATTATATGATGAATATGAACATACTCTTGAAGGTTGTATCTGTACTTATACGCTGTAAAATCTTTTTTACGTAAATTTAAAAATAACAACATTCTCAATTTAAAATATACATATATAATAAATTAAATGAAGAATACAGCATTATTTGCTATAATAGTATTTCTACTTATGTTTTTCATCTCTGGAGGAACAAAAGTTTCTTCTCTTGGTGCATCTGAATCAGCTAGATTAGCTACTAAATTACCCGAAGGCATAGTAGATTATAGTCAAATGTTAGTTCTTTTAGCTGGTCTTTTCGAGCTGATTTCTTCGTTTGCCATTGTATATGGAAGCGTTTATGACGATAAAGACCTTGCTATATATGGAATATATGGTTTAATTTTATTTACTGTTTTAGCCACTCTTATTTTTTATGCTTTTCCTTTTAAATATAAACCAGCCCTTTCCAATTTATCAGTTATATCAGGATTGTATCTCATGATGAATATATGTTTTTTTAAAAATTAAGAATGAAAAACCTTTTTGATGTTGAATCTATTGATAAACTTTTCACAATTACAACAGGGTTTTGAATTTAGGTGTTCCCCCTGTTTATTAACTCTAATTATAACGAGTTCACATTTCTTGAGTTCGCTCGCGTGAATTTTTTTAAGCGCGTTATTGATAGCACTAACTTCCGCGTGTACAGACTCTCTATAATTAGAATTACATTTGTGTTCGTAGTAGTAATTGTATCCGGTTGATAGAATCTTTCCACGGTGAATAACCACGGCACCATGATTGAAATTCATATCAGATTTCAGAGCAGACATTTCAGCCTGTTCAATAAACAGTCGCCTGATCATACTTATTTTAAAATGTATTAAATTTTGTATTTAAGTATATTTAAAAAATGTAAATTAAGCACTCATAAGAGAAGCTCCGGGTTTATAAGAAAAGTCTGAACTTCCAAATAGATTTTCTACCGTGTTATCAAATACTCTAGGTTTAGAATAAGAAGGTTGATACGTAGCCTGGTCGAAAGCAGAAACCCCCATAAAGAAAAATGCCGCCAAAATTAACATGAAAAATCCAAGAAATATTAGACCCCAGGGGATGTCACTAGTTTCTTCATCATCAGCCATTGTTTATATATACATTTTATTTTTATTCGTTGTTAAAAAACTTATAATAAATAACAAGACCCGCTGTTCCAAATGTAAAAAACAAAGCCAAAACAATGGTTATCCATAGTTTAAAAAAATCAAACCGTGTTTCTTTGTTAACCGTGTCCATTTTAATTATAATTAAATGTTTTAAATGTATTTTTTTACATAAAACAAATATAATTAGATAAATTTATAATACATTAAATTACATTACTTCTCAATTAATTATGTCTTATCGCAGAGAAACATTCATTAAGAAATGTGCCGAATTCTTAAATATAGCTCAAGACAATGTCATAGTTATAAATATGGAAAAAGGAATCTTTAATAATGCTATTGAATTGTCTAAAAAGAATGGAAATTCATTAAAATGGTCGGACTCTCATTTCATTAAGTATTACTCTACTAATGCTAGAAGACTTTTGGCTAATATTTCATATACAACAAATGCTAATGTTTTGATTTCAAAGATTAAAAATGGACACGTTGATCCATATTCACTCGTAAAGTTAACAAGGGAAGAACTTAATCCCGATCTATGGGAAACTTTGAAGTCTAAAAATCTTGAAAAAATAGTTGTTAAACAAATGGCGGCAGAGGACGGATTGTTTAAATGTAATAAATGTAAATCTATGAAAACAGTATATTATCAGATGCAAACTCGTTCAGCTGATGAACCGATGACAACTTATGTAACTTGTACAAATTGTAATACAAAATGGAAATGTTGATAATTTAAAATATTTACTAAATATAAATGGACTTCCTAACTGAAATTTTAGTATCTTTTATATTAGGACTAATGGTATACTATGGTCTTTTAAGATCAAATATTTCTAAAGATAATGCTTTGATAGCTGCCACATTTATCGGAGGTTGGATTTTTTCACAGTTGCCTAAAATCACGCGCAAGAATAATGAAGCAGCAGATACTTATTCGGCTTTAAGGAGTTATTTAGTCGGTTTCATTTTACTCGGAGTTATATCTAATAAATTCCTAGGTGGAGGAAATATGAGTGCTTTTACACTATCAGGACCAAGAGGGTATCGAATGTCAACTTATAATAAGTAAAATATAACTTCCTTTTATTTTAATTTTAAAAATGTCGGTTATAAATAAATTAATGGATTTAGAGTGTTCTATTTGTATGGAAAATAAAACATTAGAAAATATTGTATTCTTACCTTGTATTCATTTTCTATGTTCAGAATGTAATAATAGTCTTAAAAAAAATGAATGTCCCTTCTGTAGAAATAAAATAGCAGAAGATCCAGATTCTTATGACGAACATGAAAATGAGTACAATGATACTGAATTTGAAATGTTAGTTACAGAAAGATCAGAAGAAAGAAGAAAGCGTAAAAAAAATAAAAGATATGAAAAAAGAATAATGAAACTTCTCAATAATAATCAAGAGGTCTACATTTCAATAGATTCGCGGAACACTTACACAGTCTTACAACAAGTGAACTCAGAAGAATAAGCGAGGCCTTTTTTTTGAACTGTAGGACTTTTGCCTTTTAACAATTGGTTCAGACATTGATACTTCATTTTCATTTTCATTTTCATTTTCATTTTCATTTTCATTTTCATTTTCTTCAGAAATGTAACTCTGTACGGCACTTGGGTGTCTAATATTTGACATTGTTCTCGAAACCGTCCTAAAAGCTTCAGAATAATCACCAGATACTTCACATGATTCATTTGCATGTGAAATAATTGCTGAATTATTATTCAATACATCTTCATTTTCACAGATAAACGTAACATTTATATTACACATTTTATCAATTTTTTCCCTTAGAGTCTTGAGAGACGTCAATGTATGTGTCTTACTGGAATTTTCGTGACCATCTGTTATAACAGTAATATTAACATTTTCAGGACATTCGTTCAACACCATCTCATATACGTGACCCACAGCATCATACAAAGCGGTAAGTCCTTGATTTACAATATACCTTGTAACATTTTCACAGTTAATTTCATTAAAATCTGCGTCAATCACACTGTTAATAGCTGTGTTAAAAGTTAGGAATGTAAAACGATCTTTATTATCTTTTTGTTCTACGAAAAGATCAACAATTCCTTTATTAACAGATTCTACGTTTGAAGACATACTAGCCGACGCATCTACCAGGAGAATATTCCAAGCAGACATACTTACAAAACTATACATCATTTCTCTAAATTAAATACCGTTGTAATTGTACAATTCCATGATTTCTAACTCCGTTAGATTAAAATTTAGCAAATTTAGAAGAACTTTTAAACTAAAAGAATGTCTAATTTTTGTTTTACACTTGTCTAATTTATAGAAACAAAAAATCCCATCCATTCTTTTACCTGGTTTTTGAGTAGTAAAATAAGGAATATCAGAGGTCTCAACTAATAGTTGCATCAAGTGAGATTTATTTTTTGCTAAATTTTTATAACAATTTCCGAATATGTCCATTGTAATGATACTTATGTGTGGAATTTTCTTAATTTTTTTTGTAATTATCTTTATAAATTCATTCTTTTTATCTTGATAAGAGATATTCTCATACTTTAAGAAAGAAGCAAGGTTGTATGTATAATGAAAATCAAGATCTTTTGCAATACTCGCTAAACATCCAGACGACGCACAGAGTATTTTCTTACTATTTGCTATTTTTCTAATTCTAGGTAAAATTTGCCAAAACCCTGATACACCAGATGGGGCAACAGATACACAGTCTTCGTTAGATTTATTGAAGATTATATTAGAAAATGGTTTAATTAAAAGTCCTAGAATTAAAACCAAGATTGTATTTCTCATTTACATTCTAATTTTAAAATATCTTTAAATTATATATGTACATTACGCGCCGCAAAACAAAATCCGGGTTTGCATACAGTACAGATAACCCAAATGATACCACTAGAATTAAAAAACTAAGAATTCCGCCTATGTGGACATCGGTTAAAATAGACAAGTCCGATAAAGCCAAAATACAAGCAACTGGCTACGACGCTAAAGGTAGAAAACAGTACATTTATCACACAGATTGGACTGAAAAGTCAAAGAAAAAAAAATTCAATAAGATGAAAAATTTTAACTATGATCATTACTCTAGAGTAATAAATAATTTCATTAAGAAAAATGACCTCTCAAGAGATTGTGTGATAGCAAATGTAATTAAGTTAATGGAAGACTTAAATATTCGTGTTGGGAATGAAATGTATAAAAAAGAAAATGGTTCATATGGAATAACAACACTTCTTAAAAGTCATCTTAATGGTGATAAACTTAGATTCATCGGTAAAAAAGGTATAGAACATACAAAACAAATAAAATCTGATAAAAGTTTGAAATTCATAGATCGTGTTAAAAAAATTAAAGGTCCGAATTTATTTTATGACTCTGAAATGAGATGTATCACTAGTACGGATTTAAACGCTTTCCTAAGGAACAAAGTTAATTCTAATGTAACTTGTAAAGACATTCGTACATATAGAGCGAATGAAATATTTCTTAAATTTATGAAAAAACTTAAGAAAGGAAACACAGAAAAAGAAAGGAAAAAACAGATACTCCAGGGTATAGACTACACCGCAAATGAGCTTGGAAACACTCGTAAAATATGCAAAGATTCTTATTTAGCCCCCGAAAATATTGATAAATTTAAATAAATCCGTATAAAATAATAAATGTATAGTGTAATGTAGTATGAGATTGTTTAGAAGTATAATGTTTTTATTAATTGCTCCTATAAATTCATTTATAGTGCCTTTTTTCCATCAAGTTCCAGAAGCAACTACAAATATTCTTCATAATTTACCGGAAGACATTAAAATAAAAATAGTAGAAGACACAACGGGTCTACTTCCGCAGTTAGACTGGTTTAGTCATCTAATGTTAACCAATAATGAAAGACTGATAGATAATTTATTACATTCAGATATTGATCCTACTATTAAAAAGAAAATTATTCTTAAAATAGTAGACTTTCTAAGAGAAGGAGATGAAATGGGTGGTGTAATTCTTTCAAAATATTATAATCTTTTGGATACATTAATATAATGAAAACTCTTTTATCGGGATTAGAAATGGTTGTACCGGTTAATGTGATAGCGGAAACAGCTAATGTGTGTGTATACAATTCACATATCACGGATGAAACTTACATGTTAAACGGTCTTTTAGCATACAGCGTGTATAAATTCGATAGATATCGGGATTCCCAAGAAATTGGAATGATTAGAGATAATACTACAGAATTTTTACTATTTTCTAGCATTATTTCTACTATAACAATGTTGTTTTACACGCAACAAAATGTACTACTTATGCTGTATCTTTCCACATTCATGTATAAAAACATCAAAAGACTGGACTTTCCTGTTAAACCTTTTTACGTAGCTTCTTTATGGGCTGTTACCACAGGATTAGATAATATATATGTGCTTCCATTCTGGCTAAATATATTTGCTTTAACAAACCTCGCAGACATAACAGACACACATGAAGACCTTTTTGAAAATGTTACTACATTACCGACATCTATTGGGAAAGAAACTACTTTCAATTTATGCGTAGCTTCGAGTATTATAGCTACAATAGCATTTACACAATTGCCTTATTTTCAGAATAATATCCTAAACGATTTTTTTATTTTTTCCAATGTAGTCCCTTACATGAATTTTACGAGATAGTATATTCTATGTCGGCTTCTGATAATGTAGCATTTACAGTATAATCATTTAAATTTCCGGTCATAAAAAGCTCTATCAATTCAACTACCTTTTTCTTGTATACATTAGCCCTCTTACGATCAGGGGTTCCCTTTGCGAAAGTTTCATGCATATAGTCACTATATGGTTGATCTAGAATGTCGCAGTGACCAAAATCTTTAATAGTTATTACAGTTTTGCTTGTTAGTTTATCAGTGTCTAAATTTCCGAATGGAATGAAAGGTACCTTGACATTTGGAAGAAAACCATTTTCATTCTTAAAAGACCATTTGTAACTATTTTCAGCCTTAATGATAAGAAATTCTCCAAAGTTTTTCAAGTTTGGTCTATTCTTATTGAATAAGTCATTATTATCAACTGGATCTAATAGTACACACTTCTTGACATTGAAACGAGAACATTGATTAAGAAGTGTAGCGGCACCAGAAGAATGAGACACGGCGCACGTGTTATCTAATGTTATATGATTCTCTAAAAGTTGATTTACAATATTGTCTTCTTCGTTGTATCTTAATTTATTAGAAATTGGTTTAACATCTGCTACATCACTTAGTTTATCTAAGAAGTTAGTGTATATAGCAGTCGGCATAAAAGAATTCCCACCTGAAAAAAATACAATGTTTGAGCTAGGTGGTAATATAAAAGAGAACGAGGTTAATACTAATTGCAACATTTATTATAAATAATATTTTTTTTTAAATTAATTTAAAACTAATATACATACATCTTAAATGATTATCTATTCTTTGCTTTATTCTTTTATAAGACCAAGTTTTAAACCAAGGTCAAACGTGGTAATGGTAGAACCTTATGAGTTAATACAGAACCTAAAAGGTCCCATTCATCAATATTCTTATGCGGAGTTTCAAAATAATGTTAAAAATGTGGATATTGCGGCACTGGTAGAGGATAAAAATGTAGCTGTTTTACATGATAAATCTGATGCTGTTAATTTCTATAAATACATACCAGAAACAGCGGATAATCTTGTGAATACTTTGATTTCTAATCACGTAGATTTTCAAGTTTTTGATTTAAGTAATCAAGGTTTTCAAATCCCGTTTTTTGTACAGTTAGTTGTCGGTTATGCGGTTTTAATGGCAATTTTAAATTTTATGACTTCTAGGGGAGGAATGAATAGTCCAATGAATTTCCTAAATAAACAAAATGAAATAGACATCAATTTAAATGTTAATACTACATTTGCCGATGTCGCGGGTATTCCAGAAGCAAAAGAGGAACTTTATGAAATTGTAGACTTTTTAAATCAACCCGAGGCGTATGAGAATGCTGGGGCAAAAATTCCAAGGGGTGTACTTCTTGAAGGGGATCCAGGAACTGGTAAAACACTTTTGGCGCGAGCGGTTGCTGGAGAAGCTAAGGTTAATTTTATAAGCGCAAGTGGATCACAATTTGTAGAAATGTTTGTCGGTGTAGGAGCGCAACGTGTAAGAGCACTTTTTGAAAAGGCAAAACAAAATTCCCCATGTGTAATATTTATTGATGAAATTGATGCTATAGGTGGTAAACGTGGTTCTGGTTTCAATTCGGGTGGAAATGACGAACGTGAACAAACCCTTAATCAGATTCTTACAAATATGGATGGGTTTGAAAAATCAGAAGGGATTGTAGTAATGGCGGCAACTAACAGGATAGACACATTAGATCCTGCTCTACTAAGATCTGGTAGATTTGATAGAAAAGTAAAGGTTTCTCTTCCAAATAAAACAGAACGTAAGGAAATAGCTAAAATTCATTTCAATAATAAGAATACAGATTTGTCTTTTGATAAACTTTCCGAATTAACATCCGGATTTTCAGGTGCTGATATATCTAATTTGGCAAATGAGGCGGCTATTCTTAGTGTCCGGCGAAATATAAGTGCTATCAATGACAGACTTGTATTGGATGCTTATGAGAAAATGACAATTGGACTACCAAAAAAATATGATACCCGCAATCCTAAGACCAAGAACTTAGTAGCTCTTCATGAAGCCGGGCACGCAGTTGTTATTAAACATTTTGAGAAGTATTTTAATCTTCAAAAGGTTACTATGAATGCTAATACCGGAGGAGCAGGTGGTTATACCCTTTTTACACCAAAAGATTTTTACCTTGAATTTCCT